ACTTTATTAATAATTTCCCCACTTGGTATCACACCATCCTTCTGTAGTACAACCACTTCAACAACCCCGGGTGATGGCGATCCAACCGCTACATCTGAAATCGTTGAGTCAGCCGATTTAGCAAAGTAAATATAAGCGCCATCGGGTCCAGCAACACTAAAAGCTTCAGGTGCAAGGCGGCAACGATCCTTATAATCATCCTCTTCTTCTTTATCAGCTCCGCCACTTGTTTCGGTCAAATTTCTAGTGGCTTTCACAAATGGAATTTGATCAACAAGTTTACCAATTTGACCTGGCGCGTAACCATTGTACGCAGTTCCAACTTCAAGTGCCTCAACAGGACACGTCCCTGTCAATTGACCAGCTGTTATAACACCATCCTCAGTCGCTACAAAAAACAAGGAGCCGTCAGGTGTTACTCGAGTTCCTTTTGCTATAGGTGTATCAGTGGCTTGTATGGATGACAGTTCAAATTCTTGAGAAGTTATTGCCTTCTGTTCTTCTAAAGGTTCTGTTCTATAGATCCCTCTTCCTAATGCGAGTAAGAAATCACCTCTGGAAAACTCAAGCAAATTTTGTTTTGCAGAATCATTCGTGAGTGCTTTGAGTTGGGTTACTAATGCCACAAGCGCCTGAAGATGAATTCGACGTTCATCACCTGGGTATAAGGTTGTGCCTGTCGCCCCTTCATAATCACTTATCATTTCTTGTTCAGTTTGTTCTGCATCCACTTTTACTACATCAAAATCAGTCATATCTCAATCACCACCTCAGCGCTTATCTGCCCATTCTGATTTATATTAAGTAGTTTTACACTAATAACTTTCCCTCTTGGTTCATAGACCTGAATTAAATCCATTACTTGATTTGATAATACAGATTCGATTTGTTTTGTGGGTAAGTTGTGAATATCTTGATCTATTCCACAACAACGCATATAAGGAATGTCATATCGTCGAATTCGCAAAAGATTGACTATATTTCTGAGAATACGATCCACACCCGTTCCGCCCCACGACAAGTCCAAAGCTTTTGAGGTATCTAAGGTATATTGCACCGTTCTCCCCCTCTCGTTCTTCAGTTAAATCATCATTTTCTTAGAGGATCTTGGTCCTGCCGCTAAAGACTTCTCAGCGGATGGATTTGTTCTCTTCTTGGTTGACTTATCTTCCTCAAGCGAAGCTTCCCAACTTTTTACGTTGTCCAAATTAAAGCTTGGTGTACTACTTGAACTTTGTGCAGCACTTCCTGATCTCACATATTCTTCAAATGTTAGCTTCATCTGAGCTGATTGGATTTTTCCATTTTGCAAAATCACGATAGAATCCGCATCAGCTTTAATGATTATCCATTTATTCAACGATAAAGGCATCCCACCTAAATTAAACTGTTGTGCTTTTCCACCTTCGCATTGTGCTACCCAATACTCAATTTCTGCTTTCACATCCATACCAAGCGAAAAATTCAACGGAATAGTAAATACAAGTTTTTGTAACTCGGCTCCTTCAATGTATGTCGAGGGTTTTTTACCTGCAAGCTTTTGAGTTTGACGGCCTAAAGCCGCTGAGATCTTAATTCCATCAATGGTATAAATTCTATTTGAACTAACTTCAAATATCTTGTCACCAAAAGCGGCTATCATGCCCCACCAACTTTCCCAAGTATCACTCCATCAGCAAGTGAATCACCAAAAAAAATGACAGCGACATTATCACCAACAGAAAACATCGGCACCCCTTCAAGTGCTACTTCGCCTGAAACACTACCATTCCCACTCACCGGATCAACAGGATCAGCTACACTGATGTTATAATCACCAGACAATATAACCGAAGCCATTGAATTCATGAGCACTGGAATTTTTCCAGATACAGCGTTATTTAATTTTGAAATTGTTACTCTGCCCATTTTTGATTCAACATCGTATTCAGTTATAACTGCACGATAACCTTCCATCAATATCCCTCCAAAATTCCCACCATCCAAAATGTTGATTCTTTCAATGCTATGTCATGACATGCTTCAATAACAAAATATTTACCTGAAGCTATCCCTGCATTTTTAACCTCTAAGGTATTACCACCAGCAACTCCAGTATTTAATCTAATCGTTATTTTTAAAGTTCTTTCTTGAGAGTTGTAATTCTTTAAAAAATTTCTTGAAAACCGTTCTGCCTCAGCATCGCTACAAAGGTACGTGTCAATACGCAGAATATCCTCAGATTGAATATCAGCATGTGTGAAGGTAAATGAATAAGACGTGCCACTATGTTTAACCTCACAACTCTTATATAAGCCTACTGATTTATCAAGGAAATCAAATTCATATGTATCTGCATAATCAACTATAGCCACCGCAGGCGCTGATTCCATTTGTCTAACATCGTAAACATATGCAAACCCGCTTTCCAGCTTCACATTGTATCCTTCTCGTTCACAAAGATATTGTAAAAACTCAAGAGGGTATGCCTGGCGTTGATCTATGCGTTCATAATTCAAATCGATGATATTGAGAGGTGAATACTTAAAACCAGCAGCCTTGCATAAATCATCTGCAACTAGACTAAACTTTGTATTTTCCCATGTACGAGACATAATCGATCGTGCCTTTTCCGAAATTGATACCGCTTCTAATACAACAAATCCTTTAGGCTGTCTTAATTGATCAATCCTCATTACACCAGAGCTGTAACCACCTGATCTTAATTCAAGTAAAGATCCCTTAGTCGGTTTCCACATCTCCCACTTTGACCAAGCATCTGACAAAGTAAGTTCGATCCGATCACCAGCACCACCGGCAGAGTCGAAAACCTTTGCACTTACTACGTCTATGCTTTCAGAAATGTCGACGCTATCATAAATAGTAATCACTTGATCATCTTCTTCCATGGCGGCAACGTTGTCGCTGGCTCAGCGCTTAGTACAGGTATTAACAAAAGAACACCTGCATCAAATTCTATAGTTCCAATACATTCTGGATTTGCTTTCATTAAAATAGATGCCTTGTGCTCTGAATTATAAAAATCCAGAGCAATGGCATCCCATGTATCACCTTGTATGGTGGTGTACCTATACGATTTGTGGATTTCCAAAAGAAGTCCTCCTTCTGTCAAGCCCCGCTTTAGCAAGTGCCGATCTAACCGCTGGTTCTATCTGTGGTACGAGAGAACGAAGCCCTTGCTGATCGGTGCCTTCTCCAACGTGGAAATGGACATGAACGTGAACTTCGTTAGAGTTATTTGTTTGAGCTGGTCTTCTCCCATCAATCACAGGAATCTCAGTTCCCACCAGTTGATTTAATGCTGGTAGCTTAAACAAACTCTGTGCAAACGAAGCAGGTTTATCTGCATTTCGTTTCACTCCGAGTAGACCTGCAGTCTTCTCAAGAAGCATTAAAGATCGTGGTGTCCTCTTCAGTGGGATTGCCATTTCTGGACCAGCCTCACCAAATATTGAAGGTTGATTCGCAATACCACCTTTTGCAAACGTAGGTATCATTGGAATATTAATACCAAAGCTTTTCCCACCAATTTTAGGCACCCAATCAGGTGCATCAAATTTGATATTGTTTGCTCCTGCAATGAGCTTATTCAACCCACCAATAATCTCGTTTATGTAACCAAAGAACATGCCTTTAATAAACTTAAACGAATCAGTGAATCCAATTTTTATACCTTCCCATACAAACTTCAGTTTCGTCCAAAGCTTATCAGCAAAGGCCGTAATCTTATCCCAGTTTTTATAAAGGGCAACGCCTGCAACCACCACACCCGAAATTGCCAGAGCAATCCAAGTAAATGGCGAAAGGGCCATTGTTCCATTCATTAAAGCTGTCACTGTATTTAATATCAGAGTCTTCTTTGACATGATCTCAGTCCAAAGAACAGCACCTTGAGTCATCGCCTTGTATGTTGCAAGTCCAGCAACTACACCATATACAACAGGTTCTAATTCAGGCCAATATTTCATCATGAACTGTTGACCGTTTTGAAGAATCTTGAACGTCATACCTGCGATCTTACCTGCAGTTTTAAAAGCAACAACGACACCACCTGATACAGTTGATGCGAACGCTTCAATTTCTGGGCGATTTTCTTCGAATGTCTTGAACACCCACTCAGATAACTTAACAACTTCAGGCAATAGGTACGAACCAAAAGTAATCGCTAGGACATTTCCCAATTGGACGAGTCTCCCCATCGCCATTTTTCCAGTGATGGATTTTTTCTTAAAAGCTTCATCAGCTGCACCTGAAGCATCAGCCATAGCCAACGTTTTTTCTGCAAAATTATCAGCTTGTGCTCCAGTCAATGCCAGAACCGCAGATTTTGCTTCAATGCTTCCAAATAAATCTGAGAACGCAATTTCATCATCGTTTACAAGCTTCTTCAACTTCATCAGTAATTTTCCAAAGCCCTCAGATTCAATTGCTGCCTGACCATTCGCATAGCCCAATTTCTTTAAAGCGGCAGACATGTTCGTTGTCGGCTGGAGAAATCCCTGCATAGTTCCACGAAGTTGTGTGGTAACTTCAGCAGTATTACCTGTTACTCCAGTCAGTGCTGCAGTCGCCCCAAATAAGGACTCCTGCTTGACTTTCAGGGTAGAAGATAGAGAAATCACTTTCCCCATGTTGGCTGCTAATTCAGGGTATGTCGTTTGACCAAGCTTTACAGTTGTAAATGCCATGTCAGCGACCTTCTGATTAGCCTTAATGGACGTATCACCATATCCCTTAGTAACTGCAGATAGCAGTTTTACAGAGTCTGCAACTTGTGCTTTTCCCGCAACAGCGGCTTTAGCATTGATCTCCAAATACTTAGCACTGTCAGCAGTATCACCATAAGCCGAAACCACTTCATAGAGACCAGATGTCATAATATCCGTACCCTTACCAGTTAAGAGCGACAGCCGTTGGACATCCTTACCAAGTGATTGAACTTTCTTTGATACCTCACCATCTAGAAGCGTGGATACATCTGCCATCCCATCTTGAAAGTCAGAAGCTTTCTTAGTTGCAACAGACAAAGTTGCAACTGCTATAGCACCACCTGTAGCGATTGCAACTTTTGCTGTTTTCTGAAGTTTCTCGTAATCCTTCGCTGATTGTTTGGATTGCTTCTGGTTATATTTAAAAGCATTCTTCAGCGAAGAGGACACCTTGCCACCAAACGTGATCCGAGTTAGATACTGGTGGCCTTTAGCCATTAGCACCACCCCTCTCAGTTGCTGCATTTTCAGCTTCTGTTATTTCTACTAGGTCGTTATAAAACTCAAGTAAATCTTGTAGAGGCATACGGTTACATTCAGAATAAAAGGTCGATGTATGTTTTGTGATCTGAGCTCTTGCATGTCGAATGTAACTGGTTGAGATTAATCCTCCAAATCTAGATAGAAAAAATCCCGCACCATACGCCCCGCATTCAAATAGTCCTTAGCGTTCATCTGGTCCATATCATCCATATTCAGACCTTCACATGCTTCAGCAAAAAGTGCTGCATGGAAATTCATATCTGTTTCTTGAACCGTAACTGCAATTTGACGCATACCTAGTTCTCGAATCGCAGTCTGTATATTACCTGCAGTCAAGTTTTCTAAGTCTGGTGATAATTCCTGAACAGGTTTTCCATCGATAGTAATCGGTTTTTTTAGTTTCAGTGGCTCCATTTTTTATTTCCTCCCATAGAAAAGAACAGTCCAGCGGACTGCTCTATTAGAGTGCTTCTGCAATGGCAGCTGCATAATTTACGCCGCCAACCTTATATACATTATTCAACTTGTCAATTTCAATGGTCTCAACGCCATCTCTTTCTTGTCGGAAGTAAATCACTTCACCTTCATAAGAAACATCCTTAGATTCACCTACGGCAACTTTTCCTGGACTAAACTTCTTAGTCATTGCAATAATCGTTTCTTTACACTTAACAATTCTAGATTTACCTTTTCCGGTATCAAACTCTTCAAGTGCACTACGTACTGTAAATTTACGTGCTATAGGTGCAGCTAATTTTGCAGAGTCCTTATCAAAACTACGGCCTGAGAAGGAGAATGACATTGCATTGACTTGAGCCATAGATGGCAGATCAAGCTCACCAAGAATACCCGCACCAGATAACGTATCTGATTTCATTTCAATCTCTGGTAAAGTGACGTCCGTAGTGTTTGTAATCATACGATCACGATTGTCTATCTCAGCATAAACCCGATAATCAATCGTTTTATTTGCCAATTTCATTATGCTTCACCTCCAAATAAAGTGGCGATGCCTTTTGAAGTATACTGCAGCTTGAATGTTAGAGACTTACCCGGAGGTGTCGTGGTTGTCTTAATATCAAACACGAAGTCCCCTTCAATCAAACTAGCAGTCGGATTCGAAGTTGGAAGGAACGCAATTTCACCAAGAAGCACTTTGCCTTCGGCTTTCAATGAATTCAACCAAAGTCTGGCCGAGTCGATAATTGACTCAATCTTTCTACGATCCATCGGACCATCTACTTCAGACATGTAGTTGGCTTGGAATGTATTCGTAATGTATCGCATCATTCTGATGGAACAGTCAAACAGATCTTCTGGTTTAATATCTGCACCATATGAGTAGTTTCCATTATGCGGGCCCCACAATCGCCATTTTCCACCAACAAAAGCTGCCGTTGTGATTCCTTTGGCATTCAACAGATTAGCTTGAACCTCATCAAATTTGATCACTTGACCACCTGCTACCGTGCAGCCAGTAATCGGCAATGGTTGGTTTGATGGAGAAACATATGGAACATTGTCATTCTCGAAATCCGTTTGAACCATTCGCCACGCTGCCATTGTAGAAGCTCTATAGATATCAGGTCCAACATTAAATAGAGGCCAACATACTTTCGCAAGTAGTGAACTTCTTCCGTTTGTTTCCTTCCAAGCCAAAACTTCTTCAATCGTATCTGCAGTTGCATCAACAGGAAGATCCACAAGAATCGTGGCATCCCAATGACTATTAACCTTTTGAGCTTTTGCAACTAGGCCGTCATACACGTCCTTTTGATCAGACCAACCAGGCGCTGCTAAAAGTGTAGGCTGGAGACCGAAATCCTGATAAATGAGGTCTACATTTGCAAGACCTGTTCGCTCGCCACTCGCAGTAATTTCACCAACAACATCAGATGATGTCACTTTACTGACATCTACTTTGTCAAAAGCAACATCAACCGGAGAAGTAACTTTACCTGTTAAAGCGGTTAACTTCACACGTTCTCCATCACGCTCAACCTTAAAGTCAGTTCCTAACACTGCATCTGTTATAGCCACTGAATCAAGGATGATTGACTCATTAATGTATCCAACAGAGTCAACAAGTGTCACCGTTGCGGTACCGCTATCTGTATGCACTGCCGGATCCAAAACGTTTATCATAACGACTGGTCCAATATTAGCAATGCCATTTTGGAAAAATGCTTTCATCACTTCACAGAGCGTGAAGGAATCCCAGTCATCAGAATAGCCCAATACAGATTTTGCCTCATCAAAGCTATTTACCAAATAGGCCTTGTCTATTGCAGCTATCGGGTCAGCAAGCTCATGAATCGGAGCCGTACCAACGAAGACTGCTAATGTGCCAACACCTGATGGCGGCAATACTTCTTGTGATGGAACAATTTGTCCCACAACACCATGTTTATACAATGGGTTTCCCCCTTTCAATATTCCCAATTGATGGCCTCGTTATCGGCCACAGGTAGGTCAGTGTCAAAAATCAAATAGCCATACCAATACGGCCACGGTTGATCTTTTAAAATTCCAAATTTTATTGGTCCTTGAACAGTTGCCTGAACCTCGTCATCCTCACCATAAAACACTGTTTGTTTTCTTAATGAAGACCTTGTTCGCTCAAGCATATTCATCAGATCTAAATAACCATTCATGTCAGGTGAGAAATCACCTGTTTCATCATCGAACTCACCAGCTCTGTAGACTACAAACGTGATGCGAATTCTTAAAAAACTTTCACTTTCATCATCTAGACCTTCATCAAATCCGATGATCATTGCTGGGAAAGTATGCTCACGAAACTCTTGATCAGGTATTGGCTCACCATATGGTACGCTGCCAAGATAAACTTGCGGATTCACAAACTGAGGAATCCCTTCGGTATCCGAGTCTTCATAATACACAGGATTCTGAAGTTCATAAGATGCAGCAATGTCGGTTTTAATACGTTTTTTAACTGCGTTCAATATCTGAACGATTGTCATATGCTGCACTTCCCTTCTGATTTTTTCTGAAGCTTCTTCAATCGATAATTAAGTTCATGATGGATGCGTTTTTCATACATGGCGATAGCCTTCTGTTCAATCTCTTCCATGACTCTTGGATTCTCAATCATTTGCGGTACAGCAACAGTTAATAGTGGCTCAATAGGCAGTCGTGATAATCCCACTCTACGGAAGATATGCTTACGGCCACTTTTAGCTCTACCAACAAAAGCACCAGGTACCACTTTGACAACTTTTTTTCCACCTGATTTTTTCACCTGAACCTTCACCTGACTTCTTTTTTTCGTTTGTCTGGTGGGTGTATGTGGAAAATCTGCAAGTGGTAATGCCGGCCCTTTTGATTCAATCGATGCTGTCATTGTCAACTTACTAGCACGTCTGAATTTTAATGTGTCTCGAATGGTCTTGAGCTTTGCAGCATATTCTTCACGTGTGATCTGACCCATATTCTTTTTAGTATGGGTTAATGCACGATTCATAGCTGAAGCTGTAGCAGCTGGCACAAGTTTTCGCTTTCCAATCTGCCTCATCTGATAATCAAGTTGCCAAAGTTCACTTGAATCAATTTTCAATTCCATTGTTATCACCGCTCATTAAATTTCAATATAATCTCAAAGGTTCCACTGTCTTTTCGTATATCAAAAATGGCACCTCTTTGGCCCCTACCACTCTCACCTTCCCGCTTCAATGTGATTTGGTCGTTCCATTTCAGGAATAAGCCGTACTTTTTCAACTCTGATCCCTGAATAGAAAAGAGAAGATCACCAACGGCAATCCCCTCATATTCGACTTTCGAGCGCTCCTGCAATTTCTCATTATCTACAATGATGGTTACATTCTTTTTTTCCAACAGAGCCTGCTCAGCGAATTCATTGACATTAAAAAACGCAGCCTGATCTTCTTCCAGCAAGGTTTTAAAGTCCATAATAATATGCCTCCTCTTTGCTGTTATTAAATCTGTGTCTGCGTTTTATTTGCTCGCATCTTCTTTTTTTTGATCTGTTTCTGTGATGACTTTTTCACCCTCATCAACCTCTGTAGGTTCATAAGGCTTAACGTGACCTCGTTTGATTAAATCTTCTGCAACTTCTTTGACTGGATTAAACACATCGCCTTTTTTAAAGGATTCATCCTTATAAGAGATGAATCCCACGGATTTTGTAACTACAACTTTCATGAGCTCCCCCTTTCTTAGATGACCTCACCAATAAACCAACCGTTAACTTGACCAGGATAAACCAGAGGCTTTGAAGACACCTTCAAGAATCTTTGATCTGGATTCTTCTCCATCCAAGAATCCGGGACGCGTGTATCTTCCACTGTGACAAATTTCTTTGTCTCTGGATCGCCTTTTGTAACAGCACCATATTCACGACCAAATTTGCCATTTGTTGAAACAAGCGTAATCACATTTTCAGGAACCATTGATTCCACTGTAGGATTCTCCGGATCGGTCACATCGTCAACGTAATACTCCTCATACTGATAAAGATCAATACCTGTTTTCTTCAAACGGCCAAGATACACTGCACCATTTTCAAGATCTTGAGGGTCGATTTTTCCAAGATCTACACGGCGTGTATCAAACTGTTCCTTTGTCTTTGGATTATTTAGGAATGCAGTCGCAACATTCGGGTGCATGATTGCGTGTGTTACTTTTGTGAATCCTGTTTTCAGAACAACTCTTGCTTTATTTTCGATCCACGCAATCGGATCGGATAAATCACTTGTCCAGAGTGCGTCACCTGTCAAAGTTTCACTATTACTGAAACCAAAGCGCATCACTTTGTCGATACCTTCACCTTTAATAGGCACTTCACCAGTGAATACAAGCTGACA